GGTACCCGCACCAGTCAGCACTGCATTTTGTTGCCCTGCTGTCGGTGCCGGAACAATGCCGGAAGATCCTGCCGCGGATGCTGTGGCCCCTGTAAAAGCAGATAACAAAGAAGATATAAGTTGCCATGTTCCGGCACCTGTCAGTATTTTATTTTGGTCTCCCTTTGCCGGTGCAGGTACGGCACCCATTGTTCCTGCTACAGACGCTGTTGCGCCTACAAATGCAGTCAATAAAAACAGTAAATCTTTAAATGCGCCAGCACCTGTTAACACATAGTTTTGCTGTCCATGCACAGGTGCTGGAGTCAGCCCCTGTGTACCATCTTGGCTGGCTGTAGCACCTGACATGATATTGGTATCAATAGCCTGTTTCAGCTCTGCATCAATCGTATCCATATCTGTATTAAAATCAGCAATATTATAAGTATCAGTCTGGTCCGGTTTTGTAAGTCCATAGTTTGTAGTTTTCGTTGCCATCAGGTAAGCACATCCTCTCTTAATGATTGATGCGTATGTTTAGCGCATTGTGCATGGGTATACAACGCTTTAATATCTATATGCCGGTTAAAATTTAGCGTGACAGTAAGCAGAATATTTTTCGGTACGATTCGTTCCAGCATCTCCTCTGCACTTTCAAGCTGGGATTTCACCCCAAGGTTTAACTTAAAAGTCATAGAATAATGAGTAAAATCCGTTGTAATTTCATAGCCGCCAGCCCCGCATAGATCATCCAGCAGATCGCATAATTTCTTGTAAGTATATGGCCGGTTACCCTTCAAAAAAGTCAATATCCGAAATCTCCTGTCATCTAAACTATCCGTTGCTTTTGGCACTAAATCTAACATTTTTTCCCATTGTTCCAAGCCATATTCTGTCGCATAAGTAATAAATTGATTATTAAAGATGTCACACAGTGCATTCCAAAGTGTGGCAAATTCAGTGTTTTCGGCATCCGTCAAGGCCAATACTGAACTGATCTTATCAGTTACTGCCGGAAGAAATTTTTGTATATTAATCGCTCTCGATAATTCCAGACTCATTGATATCACCCTTGCGTTAAAGTAAGTGTCCCCAGTGTGGGAACTGCTGCCGTATCCAGATCGACTTTGTCAGATGCACCATTAACGGTTGTTGCGGTAATATCGGTCACACCTGTTACTGCCAGCACTGCACTCTGTATATAAGCTGTCCGAACTGTCAGATATTCTTTATCACTCTGATCGCACCAGCTTTTTCGGAGCGTCGTGAAATATTCATTGATTGCTGCTGTAATAGCAGCCTTCACATCTGCGACTACAGTCCCAGTTTTCGTGGCCACTGTTGCAGCTACATTGATGGTGGTGCTGGTGGCGCCAACAACTGTAACAGTATGCCCGATCGGTGCAATTCCTTCACCTGTTCCCTGCGGTGTAGGATCGATATCATTCTGTAGTATTGCGATGAAATCAGAATTAGGAATAGAATAGTCAGAATCCAATACCACGCATTTAACAGTTCCCCCGCCATTCCAGCAACGATAAACTTTCACACCACCAACACCAGATATAGCGGTGACTTTCTCTTGATAATCTGCACCATTACCGCCATAAGCCTGACTTTTTAATGCTTTAAAATAACGAGCCCGGAATGTTTCAGTATCTTCTGCATCTTCTGCCGGAGTAATCAGCTCTGTAATAGCAGCAGAGGTCAAACCAGAGATATTGCCGATCGGCGTAATGCTGCCGATGCAAGAGTTTCCGGTTGTGCCGGCCGTCTCACAGGTCATTGAATAGCTGTGTGTTGCATCATCCAGCAACGCTGTCACTTTGAAATTAATCGTGCCAGAATTAAAGCGGCTCCCTATAGAAACCGCGTGATTAAATACCGCCTTTACAACTGCATAAGTCGCATCATTCGGCGATATATTGAATTCTGCGGCTCGGAGAATCAAATATGCCCGGTCCGCTGTTGTTGCAAATGTCTGTTTCAGGATCGTATCGGCCATGATGTAGGCTTCTCCGAATTCGATACTGGCCGGTGCGAGAGCATCATAAATGATAGATCCTTCCCTTGTGTCAAAGCTGCTGTCTATATCGGCCAAGAGCCGAGCCAGGATCACTGCCTGTGTCTGTGTTTCATACAACGCCGGCCACCTCCTTCGTGACACTGCTGACCGTTCCATAAATTGTATCCACATCAAAAGTGACGGATACATCGCCGCCATTGTGGGAAAAACTGAAATTGGTAACCGATTTTATACGGTCATCATTTAGTAATGCCTCCGTAATACGGCGCTGCGTTTCTGCGTAAATAAAAGGAATCGGCTTACCGATCAAATCAGCAAGTTCAATCCCATAATTCCAGCTATAAATCACATAGGCATATCGCTCTGTATTGAGAATTTTGAAAATTGCCTGTTTCATGGCAGCGATCCCATCACAGAATCCATGGATCTGACCATCTCCCCCGTTGGCATCATCATAATTGATATTGTAGGTATAAGATGGCTGCGTAGTGATTGTAACGCTCGCCAGTCCATCATTATCAGGTAACAGCTGATCCGCCATCTGAGCACCCCCGATCCGGATTATATAATCGATCCAATACGATATATTTCTGTCCGCCCTCACAGCGGCCCAAAAGCACATTGTCCCCGACGGCCAGTTCGTTATGCACCCGAAATGTTTTCTTGCCTGTATAAGCATGATTATGACTTTCAAAAGATGGATCTCCGCTGCCGCCAGAAGACGTCTCTGTATAATGTTCCACGTCCATATCAACCGACCATAAGCAGGTATTCTTTGTCAGAATCAAATTATCGGCCTGCAGCGGCAGCTTGCTTTCTGTTTGGATCACGAGCGGATTTATAGCCGTTACAAGGCCATATACGAACCCAGCCGGAACCATCTCACGCACTGTAGCAGCCGCAATTTCTTTAATCAGATTAAGCATTTTAATATTGGCATTGACCATCTATATCAGCTCCCATCCATATGGATAACCTGCGTCGGTGCGCTGGACCCATCGTAAGCAGAATCGGCATTACTATAATAGACTTCGTGCCCGAGCGTGCTGCTGTTTCCGTAGCATCCTCCAGCACCATCAGCTACTGTCACATGGTCTTGATCACCGTAAATCAACAGGTCTCCTTTAGATGCAGAACCATCATAGGTATCTATGTGATATCCCTTAGCTGCCAGATCGTTACAGAGTGTCGGCACATCCTCCACTCCGGCATCATATTCTGCCTTCAGATCCGTATTATAATAGCTGCCTATATAGGTAGCCGTATCCACACATCCATCCGCACCCAATGCAGATATGCGACCGTCTGCAGCCGAAAAACCGGCATCCACAAGACTGCTGCTTGTCGTTCCGGAAATTGTTCCATTGCTCATACTTGTTTTTGTCTTCGCATCTTCGATAGATGTTAAAACTGCCGCATCATTATCATAAGTGACTGTATAATTCCCGCTTTGGTCAAAATACATCAGATCGATATCCATCGTGTGCGAATTTTGGGAAAAATGATGTTTGACATCAGAGACGAGCATATAATTATCCAGCTTAATGTCGCCGAGATCTAGCTGTACATATAAGAGCGTACCACCGCGGACTCGGATATCTCCGAAAACGCCCCGCAAGCTGATCTCCCTCGTTTTACAATCATGCAGCGCAAGAAAAGACTGCGCAAACTGCACCGGAGACAAGTCTTTGTCATCCGGTTTCATCACATGCTGCAGACGTCCCCATTGATTGATATGCTCGTCATCACTGGCAACACCTGTGACCGTCAGTTTTTCTGCGCCGTTATCATTCGGCGCCTTCCGGACGATTTTAACCATATCATATGTGTCTTTATCGATGGACGACTTGTATTCATAGTCTTCCATCTGCGTATTATCGATCAGGGCGTCGATCTTCATGCTGCTCTGGCTGGCAAGGACGATCTTCCCCGCGTCGTCATAGATGTGGTAATAGTAATGCCCCTGCGTATTGATCAGTGTCTGATCCAGTGCATACATGACGATATCAGCCAACGTCTTGTTATCGTCCACATGGCTTACTTTATACTGCGTATTTGCAAAATCACCCTCGGTCAGCTTGTAATCCGTGCAGATCATGTCCAAGACTTCGTTTGCCGTCTTATTCTGATAGACATAGCAGTCTGAATTCTTGACCAGATAAACGATCTGATCATATGCCGTGACCTTGATGATATTCGTCCGGCCGCTGCGCTGTTTTTCAAAAATGTTGCCCTTGAAAACCGTCGTACCGTTAACCGAAAAAGTGACTGGATCGCCCTCTGTAAAACTCATGACATCGTCTTTAACGACCGAAAAAGTCAGCTTTGCCGGAACGCAGTCCATACCGCGCGTCAATTCCACCGCATCAATCGGATCCAGCAGATAGTTTGTAGCGGATCCGCTGCGGTTTGTTCTGTTGGCCACAATTAATTGATACGATATCGTTGACATTATGTAGTCCCTTCTGATTTCATCTTGATGATCTGACCGGCTGCCAACACACCCGGAATTGTAATTTTATTCAAATTTTGAATAAATGAAATAGAATTCAGCGCGCCAGCCACAGATGAAACGCTGCCAAAGTTTTTTTTGATGAGTGTTTGCAATGTGTCGCCGCTTGCCGCCGTCACTGATGCCGCTGCCGTTTTAGTGGTTTCCCTCGTGGCTGTCGTGGTGCCTGTTGTCGTTCCGCTTGAATCCGTGGAAGTCGTGATGGTCTTTGTGGCATGATCTTTCCACTGTTTCAGATGCAAATCAGCAATAAAGTCGTATCCGTCCTGTGCATCCTCATCGAGGGAATAATCCTCCAGCGACATCTTCATATTCTCGATATTAAGGATTTCGCCGCCGTCAGTCATCCGCACCATAATAAACTGGAAATACGTGTCAGAGGCTTTCAGTGTCGCCAGCTTATCAATGTAGGTCTGCGCTTTTATGCTGCTACCCAGCAAAGATTGATTGAAGTGGTACGTCTGATTCGGAAGAAGTGCCTTGAATTCGATTTCTGTCAGCCCTGGGTCTTTGAGAATATTAATCTCCCCTGCGGATAAAAGGTCGACCGTCCTGTTTTTATTCTTGATTTTCGTCCGCATCGACGGCGGAGGAATGGGTATCTGCATATCATCCAAAAACATATAGTACATTACGCAGGAACTCCCTTCCTCGTTGTAGCAATAGCGGCTTTCAGTCCTTTCACGATATCGCCGGTCATGCCGTCCACATCAACGCCGCTTGCGATGTGATTCTCATTGTTGACCGTGACGACGATGTGCTGTTGCTGATAGTTCAATCCGACGTCTTTCTGCGCGACATCCCGCAGTTCTTTGATCTCCTCGTCGGTCATCTCAATCTTGTCAGCGATCCGCTTCGTGTGGTCCTTAATAGCTTTAACATGCCCATTTGTATCTGCTGCCGTATCATTCAGATCACCTATATTCGGCATATTGGGATTCCCGTAATCCGTCGCATCCGGCAGCTGGGGGGCAAATTTGTCGGTGATCCACTTCATGAAATCGCCGTTCCGGATGGCTTCGGAGCCGCCAGATGCTGCGGCGGAAAAGTCCACATTCCCGACTTCGGCGATCGGTGTGAATGTGGTATGAAAAACCTTGTTGCTTAATGAACCGGCCGCATTTATGGCTTTGATGAAAAGATTGATAAAGCCAATGCATTTATTAATGGCGCCCTGCACGATATTGACGATTCCGCTCCAAGCCGTGGCCGCTGCTTCACGCGCGCCGCCCATCGCCTGAACCAAAACGGCAAGCACCCCAACGACCGCCATGATAGCACCGACTACCCAAAGAGCCGGGCAGAGCAGCATAACGCCGTTAAGGATTGCCTGTCCGATGGATGCGAGGATGGTCCTACTTCGGTAAGCTATCATTACAGCCGTCACTGCACCGATGAGGCCTATACGCGCCGCAAATATGGCATTGCCGATCACATGAGCTGCCGTATAACCTGCAACGGCAGCAGTTCCGGCATTTGTCGCAGTATAGTAAATGATCTGTGCGGCCGTAATGAGCCGTATTCCTTCATATACAATTGCCGCGGCTGCTATCAGCGGCCAGAAGGCCTCTGCTGTTGATACCGCCGTGCCGCCGAGCCATTCAAGAGCATTCACGGTCCCGATTACGCCTGCCGAAATGATGGAAAATGCCACTGCAAGCGCAGCGCCCACATTTACCAGGGCGCTCGTCTGCGTGGAAGCAAGTTCCGTTTCTATCCGGTCTTTGACACCGGCCATCCGTGAGCCGAGCTCCACCCACGCACCATTCAAGCGATTAATCGCCTGCACCTTCCGGCCTTCCGGTGTCTGGGCCATGGCTTCGTTCATATGTCCAACGTTGTCGGTGATGATCTTCGCCAGCAACGCCGCCCGTTCCTGCTCCGGAAGCGTTTTTAGAAGTTGTTCCTGCTCTTGTGACAGCGATATACCGACGCGCCGGAGACTTCCAGCCTGGCCGTCCATAACGCGCCCCATCATGTTAGCGATGTGCATCGTATCTTCCGCGGTCACGTTGTACCCGTGCTGCTGGACAGCCAAGTCATTGATGACCGGGATCAATGACTGCATGGCGGCCGTGGAATGAACGAATGTAGCGATCTGCTGTGCGCCGCTTGCCTGCGTGGATGCCGAGACGACGCCCTCCTGCACCTGCGCTTGTATCAGCTGATTGATGCTGCCGACCATCTCGGCATTGGCACCCATCCTTTGACGCATGATCGTTATGAGCTTGACTTCCTGCTGTGTGTACTGCTCGTACATACTGATGGATTTTTGGACGGATCCAACAACCGCAGCGCCGAGAGCGGCAACGCTCCCGATACCGGCTGTCAGTCCTACGAGCTGGCCGACCTGATCCAATTTTGACAAGCTGCCGTTTAGGACGTCCACCGATGCCCCTACCGTTTTTAGAGCCGGAGAGACATTGTCCGTGGCCACGAACTTCGTATTCAGTGTCTGATTCGCTTCATCTGCCATATTCTCACTTCACTTTCATCGCGTCTGCTATCGCTTTGCGCTCGACTTCCATCGATGCAATCATGAACGCTTTTTCCCATCGCGGGAGCCTGATATATTCAGAGGGCCTGATGTGGTGATCCTGAAAAAATCTGTGTGCCAGAACAAAATCAGGATCGCCGCCCTTTATAAGTTTTTTGCTTGTTCCTTCAAGTCATTAATGTCTTTCGCGTAGCCATTCACGATCTGCGCCTGTATGATGAGTGCATTCAATTCGGATCCAAGCAGCATCTTTTCCAGAAGATC